CGGCGATACAATGACAGGCTTCTTAACGTTGCACGCCTCACCAACCGACGCGAACCATGCCGCGACAAAACAATATGTTGATACGTCAGCGTCCGGGAAAGTGAATCGTGCTGGCGATACGATGACAAACTTCTTAACGTTGCACGCAGACCCAACAGCAAATCTACATGCTGCAACAAAACAATACGTTGATACAGAAGTAGCATCAGTTGTCCCTGCAACAGGAAACGTAATAATGTTGGCTTCTGGTCAAGCTGTTACTGTCCCTTCTAACTCGAACGTGTGGAATACAGTTACAGCACCAGCAGGGGTTCCAACAGGTGCGACTGCTGTGATTCTCGTTGGTACTAACCCATCGATGGCAAACGCCCTGGGTGATGCAGGGACAGAATATTATGAAGCGTCGTGGGGTTTTAGAAGAGATTCGACTGGGACAATATTCTATACCGCGTTGGGGTATTCATTTTCGTCAGGGTTCGGTATCGGCGGTTTGCGAGGGTTTAGTACTATTATCGTCCCCCTAACTGCTGCAAAAACTTTCCAAGCTAATAGAGTAATTCAAATATATACGTACGATCAACCAGGGTCGTTAACCGCAATCGGTTACGTGGCGTGAGGGTAATATGGCATCAATAACAATAACAGTTGACAATACAGAAGTTTATCTCGAAGGACGTTTGGACCTTTTAGCGCAGTTTGCGGGAGCAACACAAGAGCAAGCATATGAATCTGTGTATGATGTTGCTAATGAAACATTTTCTGTCGAAGGAGTAACTGCAGAAGATTTACAAAATGCATATGACAATTTTCCAGCGCTCCATACGCAATGGAAAACGACAAATGGATTTGGTCCAATCGCGTTAGAAGATTATAAAGCGAGAGCAAAAAACATAATTGATCAATATGCTGGAGCAACCCGATTAAAATTTATCACGTCCGTTCCGGGACAAGAAATGACATACCAAGAAAAAGCGGAAGAGGCAACAGATTATGTTGCAGCAGGATACCCTGCAGATCTGAGCGGATATCCTTTCGTTGCAGCAGAAGCTACAGCAACTGGGGCAACTGCAACTGAAGTGGCGGATGCTATTATTGCCCAGCGTTCAGCGTGGGTTGTCATCGGCGCCGAAATAGAACAATATCGAATTGGTGGAAAGTTTCAAGTTGAAAATGCAGAATCGCAAACGGAAGTTGACGGCATCGTGAATAGCACGAAATTAATGCTTGATTCTGTCGGAACTTAATGGTTGAGATTCTTTCTATAGACATACCTGATAAGTTAACAACATTCGTTCGACAGGTATTGGACGAACCGGAACGTTTTTGTGCATCCGCTTGCAAACGACAAGATTCTGTTGACCCATATACGCCTTCCCTACCGATATTATCGGACGATTTTATTCGATCACGCGACAAGAACCTAGAGGGATGGAACGGTGTGTCGTTAACAACCGCTCGGTTTAAACACGTCTGCCAAATACCTATCCCACCGATGCGTGTTATGGTTCCAGTAATACATCAATTGGAAACCATACTAACAACCTCAATGCAACAAATTAGAGGAAATTTCTTTTACCCTGAAGGTGGGTATATGGGATGGCACACAAATTCGGATCTACCTGGAACGCGCGTGTATATGTCCTATGCGGAGCAAGAAAACCAATCATATTTTAAATACGTCAACGATGATTCCATTATTATCTCTCCTGATGTGAAAGGGTGGACAGTAAGAAAATTTGTAGTAGGAAACACCGATGATACCAGATTATGGCACTGTATTAGTGCGCATGGTTGTCGGCGAATAAGTTTCGGTTTCCTGTTTAAATAGACGGAACACCAAACATAAATAGAATAAATGATACAAATGGCGGAGAAATTCAACAATGGCTAGCGTTTTCCACATAATAAACACCACAGGAACATCAATTGCAGCGCTGCAACCAGGTGCATTGAACGGTCCTGGTGCAGAAAGAGATACAGACCTATACTTGTATGGTATGGGTAGAACAGATTGGGGAATTGGCGTTGATACAAACGTTGTTCGTCTTGCTGAAAACTTTGCATGTCCCCAGAAAATTGATGGCGATAACCTTCCTGAATACATGGGCGGAACTGGACCATATCCCAATGGCGATTTTGTCGTTGCGACTCATGGCATCGTTCCAAAAGATGAAACTGATGCTTCGGTCGGTGATTGGACCAAACGAATCGGAGGTGGAGTTAATCAACCATTAAAAGGTCAATTGTGGTTCAATACTAGCGACGAATCATTGTATATGTGGAACGGATCGGTGTGGGATGATATAGGGAATAGCAGCCTTACCGTAAGTCCAACCGCTCCAGCATTGCCACAAGTAGGTCATTTGTGGTATGACACCTCTGCCAATCAGCTGAAGATTTACGTCGGCGGATCTCCTCCATGGCAATCGATTGTTGGAGATTATATGCCATTGGACGGATCTGCTGTGATGACAGGAACGTTTGATATGGGAACATACGGCATAATAAACCTTGCCGACCCCATAAACCTACAAGATGCAGCAACAAAAAATTATGTCGATAATGCCACATCAGGAAAGGTAAATCGTTCTGGTGATACGATGACAAATACGTTAACCATCGACTCAGCGCCGAGTAATAACTTTACCGGAACTGGTGGATTAATTGTCCGGTCTGTTGGTGGTCCAGCAATCAAATTATTCACAGACGCAACAACCGTTAGCACGTCCGTTCCTCCAGCAATTCAATGGTACAATCCTGATAATGACGATACAGTTGCAGGATCAACAGGCCGCTACCCATACTTGCGCCTTTGTAACAGAGATGGTGCAATTTTACGGTTCGAAGCTGACTTGGACGATACAGGATCCGTCGAAAGCGGTAACACATACCATGTGCTTGAGATTAAACAAGCGGATGCGGTTGATAGTGGAACCATGTTGTTTTACGGCGCCCCAAGTTCGACTGTTCCTGTTATTAGAACACCAAACGCCACAATTGCGAATATAAATGCAAACAGCAAGAACTTGACAACAAAGGAATATGTTGATCAACGCGTTTATCGATCGGGCGACACGATGACAGGTTTGTTGACTGTACAGACCACAGCAGCACCTAACACAGCACTTGGGAACCAAGCAGGAATCCCTGTTCTCGACTTATCGTTGTCGAACTTCTTCACCATGACAGTCACAGGAAATATCACGAGTTGGACATTTACAAACGTGCCTGCTGCTGGTGTAACTGTTGTCACGCTTTTGATTGCAGATGGTGGTGATTATGCAGTTGCATGGCCTGGATCAGTTAAGTGGCCTGCTGGCACAGCACCAACATTAGCATCTGGTGGCACCGATTTACTAACTCTTGTTACGCTCAACGGTGGCTTGACGTGGAATGGCGTTAAAGTGATGGGAGATCTCTCATGACGATGCCGTCACAACAAATGTTGGTCGGAGGTGGTATAGAAGCTCCTCCAGGGCAACTCGTATTCACATCTTCCACGACGTGGGTTGTTCCCGAAGGCATCTACTCTGTCTGTGTGCTCTGCGTTGGTAGCGGCAACGGTGACAATGGGCATTCGATTTTTGATAACACCATTTATGCATATGGTAGTAACCAAAACATAGGAGGTGGATATGCCGGTGGTGATGGCGGCGGAAATGGCGGAAATGGGTCATCTCGAATAGATTGCGCTCATTGGCAATACGGCAACTGCGGCGGCGCCGCTGGATACACTGGGAATGGTGGTAATGCTGCTCCAACGTCTTGTGGAGCTTTCACTGATGGTTCGCCTGGAACAGGTGGTGGAGGCGGTGGCGGCGGCGAAGCTGGTGATTATAATTCCAGCGGCGGTGGTGGCGTTGGGTTGCTCGGTCAAGGAACAAGTGGTGCCGGCGGCGTTGCTGGGGCAGGCGGCCAAGGCGGTTCTGGTGGAACTGACGGAGGAACTTGCTGGGCAGGCAATTGTGGCTCTGAAGGTCTTGGTGGCCTTTATGGAGGAGGAAATAGGGTCATCTATCCTATGCTAGGGTGTGGTGGCGGCGGCCTCTGCTGGAAAAACGATTACCCCGTCACCGCAGGCCAATCGATACCTATAGTTGTTAGCGGCAATGGTGCAATCCGAATAATGTGGGGCGGCGGCCGTTCATACCCAAATAATGCAGGAGATTTATAATGAATTATTGTTACGTAGAAGATGGTGTAATTGTTAATTTACCCCAGCCGTTACCAAAGTCGTGGAGGAACATATCAGGGCTTAATAACCTTGACTCAACTACGTTAATTTCGATGGGTTGGCTTCCTGTTGTTTACGTTGATTCTGGTGGTGATGTGTTAATTAGCGAAACTACAGAAGTGTTGCCTACAGAAGTGAGAATTACCAAAGTATATCGATCATACACTACAGAAGAACAAAATTCTATTCTAGCCTCTGCTAAACTAACAGCGAAGCAACAAATTGATGATGCGGCAGGAGAAGCAAGATCAAGGTACATAACTGTGTCGAGCGGTCAAGATGCTGTCTACATTATGAAAGAACAACAAGCACGCGCCTATAAAGATTCTGGCTATACTGGTCCTGTCCCTGCTTTGATCCAATCTGATGCAGAAGCGTACGGCACAACAGCCCAACAAGCCGCTGACGCAATTATAACGTTATCTGACACATGGATTGATATTGCTGCTGCGATTGAAAAACAACGGTTAATATCCAAAAAGCAAATTGCCGACTCAAGCGATGCTGCAGAAATCAAGTCGATTGCAAACGCCGCCATCCTACAGCTGCAGCTATTGTGATTTTTTTGTCCAATTTGTTGCCGAGCATCAAGCATAAATAGGCAAGATGCTCGGCAATATAGGAAGAATTCGATGTCCACAATAGTGTATAAATTTGATTTTACGGACCAAAATCCAAATCGGAGTTTTTCTGTTGCTCCATATACCACAAACGGTCCTCAAACACCAAACACACCTTTTCCTGATGCGCGTGCAACATCAGCAGCCACAACATTGCTGCTTTACGGTAAAGCATCGTTGGATTATGGTGAACGAATTCAAGAAAACCTTCTACACTTACTTGAAAATTTTGCAAGCGGCAGCGAACCTGTGTATCCGATTGGAGGGCAAATTTGGTTAGACCGTTCGCAGACTCCTCACCATCTGCGAGTATTTAATACAAGTGGGTATGAGATAAAAGTTGATGTTGGTCATGCTGGCAACAATTCGTGGTTTGCCATAACCCCAAGAACATCTAGTGATGAAGCGGATCTTCTCACTCGCCTTGTGCAAAACTTTTCGATACGAATATTTAACGACACCACTGGTGCACAGGAAAACTATATAATTGTAGCGGACTCATCAACGAACGGTGCTGGAGATGTTGCGTTTCAAGTTACCCCTTCTGTTAATTCACCAAGAGCTACGGGTGAGTGGCACCTTGGTTCGTGGGAATATATTCTCCAGAATAACACATCATTGCGTTCTGACTTGGATGGCGGCAACGTTTGGACGATTAAAAACATACCCGATCCTGTCGACGGAACCGACCCTGCAACCAAAGATTATGTTGATACGCAAATAGCGTCCAACCTTTCTGGCAAAGATGAACTAGTTGAACTCAACGACGTCAATATAGTCAGCCCACAGGTTAACGAGTTCTTGGCTTATAACGGGGTGAATTGGGTTAATGTTAACGGCGGAACGTTGTTTGTTAAACGGGATGGTTCGACGACGATGACGGGTTCGTTGAATATGACAGGAAACACTATCAACAACCTGCAGAATCCGCCTCCTAATGATCTCAGTGCAGCTACTAAATTATACGTTGACACGGAAATTGCGGCAGTTGTTACTGGATCTATTAGCAATCTAAACGACTTAGCAGACGTTACGTTTGGAACTCCTATCGCACCTTCTTCCCTGATGACGTACACAGGATCAATATGGACGGATATAAGCGCAAGCACATTCATATCAAACAACAATATACTGTTGAGAACTGGCGGAACAATGGTGGGGAGTTTGTATCTTGCCTCTGCACCAGTTGTCGGAAATGAAGCAGCAACCAAAGATTATGTTGATATTCAAATAGCATCGAGCGTTGGTGGTGATGTTGTTCATACAATTAACAACCCGCAAACTACTCCATCTTTCGTGGAAGCCGAAGGGCTGTTATGGGAAGAATTGTTTGGTACATCAACAGAATACCCAACGCTTCCTATTTCTGACCTATTCCGAGAGTTAAATCTCCGTCTTGGTGCTTGGCACGCGCCGAGGAAACGCACAGTGTTTACCGCAAACGGTAACGGGACCATATATCTCGGAGATACGTCTAGTGGAGCGCAACCTGATCAAATGAATCCAACAGGGGCGTTGGATATGACATATGTTGTCGGTTCAAATGATATTGAAGTTTACGTTAATGGTGTAAAGCAAATAGCTTCCGAAACAGGGTTCGCTGTTCTTTCGGCTATTGTAGGAAGCGGGTCGCCTTTCACACCGTATAGAATGTGGCCGAGCGACGATTCGGCGTTGTTAGCAGGCAATGCATATGATTTCGAAATAAACGTAAACGGTCAAGGGTTCGTTCTAGTATCAATTGCCCCCACAGGAGGACCAATCATTAGATTGGGTACTGTCATAGAACTGATTAATGAAGTCGCAGATTCAATGTATTGGGGAAGTCCAGGAGGCGCGCCACCCGGTTCGCCGCCAGATCCGCGGTATGCGTTTGGTGTTAAGTTATGGGATGGAAAGATCGTATTTTATTCTGGACTGCCAGGTACAGGTTCTTCGATACAACTAAGAAATGTCACAGGAAGTCCTGACACAAATTTACTCTCGAAAATAGGCGACGTTTTCTCACTGCAGGATCCTACAACAGCATCAACCAACCCAGTGAACTATTTGCCGGCAGATAGAGCATACAATGAAGTTGGTCGCTGGAACCGTCGTTCAGGTAAAATTGAATTTAACTCAGGATCTGAACCTCCAAATGGGTCAACCGTCGAAGTTATCATCGGGCGTGAAATTCTAGGCGATCCGTTCTAATGATTGGGGTCGACATATCCGGCGTGAACCAATTTTTTCTACCCGTGACAACATTTAACGTAACAATTTTTAGCTGGAGATAATAATGGCACAACCTAAAGTCGATCCTACGCAAATTGATGTTGCAAACATTGATATCGCTGACCTATCAGGAACAGTCACTGTCGGTCAAGTTGCAAGCATAGACGTATCTGACCTGTCGGGAACAGTCACTGTCGGTCAAGTTGCAAGCATAGACGTATCTGACCTGTCGGGAACGATTACACTTAGTCAGCTAGGGTCCTTAGGTGTAGACTTAGGAGAATACCTGCTAGCAAATCTACCCGACCCTACAACATACCCAAATTGTTGGGCCCTCGTAACTGACGCAGGTGGTTCTCCTGTGGTACGAACAGTTGTGCGCAGCGACGGAACAGATTGGCGAGTGATTGCAACCGAAGGCGCTATCGTATCTTGATTTGCAGCTAACAACAATGTATCATTGTCTGTATGGATGTTGATATTGATCTTCGCACAGACTTTGACCCATTGAAATACTTTCCAGAGGCTGTTCGCGCGTCTCGTGTGCAGAGTGGTGAACTAAAACCACATGCTGCTGGTGTGTATTTTCAGTCTATATCAAAAGACAAAATCACAGGTCTTGCAGCGATTCCGTATGAACAGGCCGAAGAATTAGGATATTTTAAGATCGATTTTCTTCACCTATCATTTCTGGATAACTTCGAAAGCAAAGAAGAAGTTCGTGCTTTGCTGAAAAAAGAACCCAATTGGGTACTATTGCAAAGTTCAGAAGCCGTCAGTAAGCTGTTTCAGCTGCATAACCATTTCGAACTGGTGTCACAAGTCAAACCACAGTCTGTACAAGAACTAGCAGACTGTATAGCGTTAATTAGGCCAGGAAAACGGTACTTACTGAAACCATACTTAAAAGACCGAAACGCAATTCGCAATGAGCTATATACCGCTCCAGAAGACGGACGAGCGTGGTTCAAAAAACCTCATGCCGTTGCCTATGCACTAACAACCGTCCTCCAACTGCATTTAATCGAAGCTAAAATACTATAAATACTCCTACATTTAGGAGATTATGATGCGCGTACTGAACACAATCCACTTATCTGACTTTCAAAAGAAAGTCCTCGCGATCACAAAAGCAGCACCAACGCCACAAGTTGCTTTTGAAGAACTACGAAACCAACCTCAAGACGAACAACGAAACATAGTTGGAGCGCGTGATATCCTTCAAAAACTTGGGCTTCTTGAAGTTACCGACAGCACTATCGAAGTAACCGAAAAAGGCGAACAAGTGATGGCAGATGAGTATCTAATCGATGAAACAGGCGAGTTGACTGCCGAAGCCCAAAAATATCTGGGCGGCGCCAGTGGCAACCAAGCAGCACAACAACAGCAGCCCGAAATGGGAGGCGAGCAAGACATGGAAGGCGGCGAAGACCTTGATTTAGACGCCGATATGGATCTCGAATCCCCAGAGAAAAATCCGTTTGAATCTTTAGATTTGCTGTGTGATATCCACCACCGATCCAAATTTCTAAAGGGCTAAACAGGTAGAATGTGAACTTTCTTGTGGACTTCCATTCCTTCAGGAATAGCTTTCCGTTTGCGTCGCTTAACACTAACAACTTCTGTCATATCGAATCTCGGCAAAGGCCCAATAACTCGTTTAACGAACTCTACGTTAAACGTCTTATAAATCTTGCTGCTTTCTGCTGAAACACCAAGACGAGAGAACTCAAATGATATAGGAAAACGTTCACGTCTATGTTCCCACCACATTGCTGCTATATCGACGATAAATTTTTCATTAACACCTTCGGGACCACACCAATCTAGCACAAACGCATGTATGTTTTTATCATCAGCATTGTCGACGATCGTCAATAGGTGATCATCTCGGTATTTCACCAACGTTATAAATGGATACCCATTGTAGTTCGCTGGATGGCTTTCGACAATTAACGGTAGTGGATTTCCTCGTGTTCGTTTCTTCATAGTTTATATCCTGTTGTTCTTTACAATATTTATAGTACACAGATTCGCGCGAATAATATAAATACATGAAACTGAGGTTATATATGGCTAACGAAAAACTGTGTTCAAAAAACTATCTGCAGTGTCAAGATGATAAACTTCTAACAAAAACACGTAAGAAAGTGAACGCAAAATCACATAAGAAAAGAGTGTACGGCACGGATCATGGATATTTCCCATCTGCGCTTGGCGGAGATGGAATTGGAGAAAGCATGTCAAAAATTAACGAAATGCACAATGGAGTTATACCAGGGACGTTTTCGTCGAACGTATTTGCACATATGTCGGCAACATCAAACGACAAAGATATGAAACGAGAAAACCGCCGAAGCGCACCTCGCAAGCGTTCTTTTGCTGAATTTCTTCAGTGGAGAAACCGTGCTGAGGAAGAAGAAAATACAATCGACCCAGATGAATGGAATGCAGCATTTTCAAAAGATGCTTATTATCCATCCGAAGAGGATATGGATTTTGATTTTCCGTTTGATCCATACGTAGATGATCCGACAGCGGAATTTAACCCAAATACAGAATATGATGACTTTCCGTTTGATCCATACGTAGATGACGATCAACGATATCCAGAAAATGAAGAACAGCATCGTCGATTTGGTAGTTTTGACGATGAATTCGATGATGAAGATGATGAATTCGAAGACGATGACGAATTTAACGAGTTCGAAGATGACGATGATGAATTCAATGACGATGAGTTCGACGATGATCCTGAAGAATTCGACGACTTTGATGCCGAGAGAGAGCTGAATTTTGATGACGAATACCAGTTCGATGGGTACGAAGACGACGAATATGACAACATGGGAGGTATGACAGGACAACTGGTTAACTTCTACCGGTTAGACAACCGATCGTCAATTAGAGGCGAAGAAGAACAAGAAGCGACTGGCCCTGGTGGATTTACGCCGGGTCAAGCGGCAGGACAACCTGCAGCTTCTAGCGGAAATATACAAGCACCTAAAATTGACCGTGCTCGAATCTTATTCCAGCAGTTAATTAACCGCCCCGATTCCTCGAGACGTTACATAATCGATCAGTTTATTCAGCGCCTAGATGTAACTGAATCAACAGCAGTTTCGTATTACGAACGTATAGCAAAAGAATTCGGTTTAACAAAACATGACGATGACGATGTTGGTGGCGAGTTAGACATGGGAATGGGCGATGAAGACATCTCTAGTGCGTCCTCGCCTGAGACACCAGAAGTAGAGATGTCGCAAGAAGAACTCGATCAACAGGAACCTAATCAACAGGGAATTATTCGTCGTGTTGAGGGAGCTCACCTCGTCTATAAACGACAAATGGAGGATGGCGGTTTCGAAGAGCTGTGGGTATATAATATCGGCGATACAATGAAAGATTCTCTAGATATTCGCCGAGCGATTCTAGCAGGTACGGACATTCCTCGAGGACACACACGTTCGGATGATGGTCAACAGTCGTATACATTAACGACTATGGGTAATGCACAGTTACTCCATATTACAGGGCTCCACAACTAATCTGTTGAAGTTTTTAGTTATGTCCTCGATAATTTAAACAGGAGGACAAGACCATGTCAAATTATAAAGATTGGGAGGGCGCCGTTCCTGTTAATGGTAATATCACGCCTATTACACGCCGCCCCATAGAACAAATTGACTCTTCAACGTGGGAAAAACTCTCAACATCAGAGCTTATCGATCAGCGAAACGCGTTAATCGAACGGATGAACATCGCTCGATCAATGGGTAATGCAAACATGATCGCAACAATGCAACAGGGGTTGATGTACATAGATGCTTTGTTGCAAGAACGGGAGAGTAATGGCGATGGATCGCGTTTAGTATGACCAACATGCTGCGTTTTACTCGCGGAGAGTTAAAAAGACGAGCGACTCAACGAAATCTGTTAAAAGAGATCGTGTTCATGTCAGATCGTCCAGCCGATGCTCGTGATATTGAAATTATTACATTAAAACAACGATTACGAGATCAAGCGATGTCTGAAGCCTGGGACATAACACCCGACGCAACTTCTGTCGACCAAACCATTCAGACATTATTAAACACAAAATTTTCATCTGCAAAAGAATTTGTAGAAATCGAAAACCATCACATCACTGTTGGCATCAACACGCCAATAGTAGATGATGCGGCGATTGATAGAGCGTTGATGCTATTAATACAAGTTGACGATATCACAAAAACATCATACATTGAATTTGGGGATGCAATAAAAATATATGGAACTCGATATAAGCCAATCTGAAGACATGATTCGTGTCTTATCGCTATTACATCAAGCAGGCCACACAACGGCAATTATTGCAGGTGGTGCTATTCGCGACAGATTCCACGGGGTGGAAGTTTCTGACATAGATGTGTATATACAGTACACTCCAAACACTCTGTCGCCATTTCCACGACAGAAGTATTCTGGGCCAGAATGGTTAACCTACTGGACTTCGGTGTTGAAACTCCAGACAACAGGGTACCGAGCTTTGGCTGACGCGGTTGACTACTACTACTCCACGTATGCAGACGAAGAAGATTCTAACGCCAATCGAGTGGTTGCTGTGTGGAACGTGTGGAAAAATTATATCAAATACCAAATAATTCTTACATCCCTCTCTCCAATCGACTACGTTGAACGACATTTTGACTTTGGTATTTGCAAAGCGTATTGTGATGGTACTAAAGTAAGGCTAACACGCGATTTCATCACCGACTCACAGAAGAAATCTATAACGTTGGTGGGTAAGAATTTAAGCCGCACCCAATGCATTTACGCTGTAGAAGATCACCTACCAAGAATCCAGGCCAAGTACCCTAACCACCAATTTAAGGTTGCGCCTTGGAATGAGGGTATTTTAGCTGCCGAAAAACAAATGTAGCCTAAAAACTAGGTTTGTGGTAAAATAATATATAATTGATACGGGAATAACATATGGCACTAGTAGCAATCAGCGGATCGCAAGGGTCTGGCAAATCAACAATTATCAGCAAAATTCAGGAGCTGGGGTTTAATATCATAGAACGAAAAACCTCTCGGTCAATACTGTCTGAATGGGGCGTTTCGCTCCAACAGGTCAATAATGACCCAAATCTGACTCTCAAGTTCCAAGAAGAGATCACTCGCCGGAAATTCAACGACGAACGGGCTGCAATTCTTGATACGCAGCGGTTGTATTTCACTGAACGCACGCATGCTGACCTATTCACCTACGCTTTGGTTTCTCTCGGAAAGGATAACCATCACAGCGAATGGTTGGATCGGTATTACAGAACGTGCATGGAATATAACCAGTGGTATGCTAGTGTATACTATCTCCGCGCCGGTCACTTTAATATAGAACACGACGGAACGCGTGGATCTAATATGCATTACTCACGCATGGTCGATTTGACTATGCTTGACATAACACAACAAATGGTGCATACTTCTAAATTGACTGTGATCGAAACACCCGATCTTATTCAACGGGTAAACATTATTACGATGCAATCGCGGGGTTTGGCGCCGCTATCAGATTCAGACTATCAAGGAGAATAATAACACATGTCCGGACATTGCAAAGACGAAAAGTGTGGTTGTGGGGATCATCAAGCCCCAACCGGTGAGTACAATTACACCAATTACGACGAAAAAATGCCTGAGCTAATTTTCAGGTATGACAAAGATTTTTATCCGTTGGATGAAACATTACCTGACCCTCAAGTTGACCCAATCATTCCAGGGAAACGTGTTCCGCTGGATAAAGTTGGAATTGCACCAGTTGATCTACCGATCAAAGTATATCGTCGCGATGGTGGAGTGCAAGAATTACAAGCACAGGCGTCCTTGTATTGTTCGTTAGATGATAGCAATGCAAAAGGATTAAACCTCAGCCGGTTGTATCTTCTAATGCACGAAACGATTAAAGACCATCTATCGATTGATGGTATTAAAGGTGCTTTGAAGGAAATGGCGGAAAAACAAGGTGCTCGCAAGGCATTTTGTAAGTTGCGGTTCAAATACCCATGGACACAGAAGGCGTTACGCTCTCGTCAACCTCTTGATGAATACGAGATGGAAAATGGTTTGTATGAAAAACTAGGTAACGGCGAAAGGATCAGTCTAAAAAAACTCGAGGGACACATCGCATATAATGTTGTTCTCGAGGGTCGGTATGAGATGCTCGACTATGGCGATGGGCCATATCCAACGTATCAGTTCTTCCTTACTGTCGATTACGTGTACAGTTCAACATGTCCATGTAGTTTTGAACTGGCACATAACGCTACTGAATTACGCAACGCAGCAGCGAATGCTCATAGTCAACGTAGCATCATGACAACAACCGTTCAGTTTGATCCTAACCAAATGGTGTGGATTGAAGACCTCGTCGAATTACACCGACAACATATTCCAACAGAGGTTCAGGTTGTTGTTAAGCGCCGTGATGAACAGGCTTTTGCTGAACTGAACGGTTCTAACCTTCTGTTCAGTGAGGATGCAGTGCGACTAATGTACGCTGCACTGGATGAGTGGTATGACCTGGGACGAATTGCTAACTTTACAATCAGCACAGCACACCAAGAATCGCTGCACCCCTGGGATGCAATAGCTGTGGTAAGTAAGCATTCAGACTGCGCCCCAAGCAGACGATAACAACCAAGGTCGAACGGCCTTAATAATTACATAAAATATAGGAGAAATAAAATGCAACATGTTTTAACAATCGGCCCAAATAACGGGGTTAAAGTATACAAGTCACTACGCTCAGCATCGAGAGCACTTAGCGGTAACGGAACCGACGGTCTTCGTCGTACAATCGCTCGTCGTCTTGATGTTGGCGGTGGTTTTGTAGGCAGCGTTTGGGTACAAGCGTCAAATTACCCCGTAGGTAACGCAACTTCAACAACATTCTGATCACATTCTTAATGTGACAAATAGAAGGCGGATCACTTGATCCGCCTTTATTTTTCTATGCATACTAAAAAGTATTAAATAAGAATAAATACCCAAAATTAAAAATAGGAAATTTGTTTGATGGTTGGCAACACAAAATTAAGAGTTATAGGAAAAAACATTCAACTCTCGATAGCAGAAAAGGAGTGGCTAGGCGTAATGAAACGCCAATTTGGTTGCACGGAACAAGAGGCTCTTGAAGAAATTATTATGTATAAACGCGAACAAGCGTTTGGTTATCAGCAACAAGGAAATATAGATCTCGCCCGGATGCTTCTACAAGAAATTGATGAGTGGGATGATACACGCGAGGCTGAATATAAAGAAGCAAAAGACCGTATCGAACAATTTAACAACACAATAATAACACACATTTGATCAGGGAGAGATTAACTAGTGTTAAACAGGATGCGAGAAATTGGTCGCTGTATTAGCCAATGCTTAAACAGCGCGACAAAAGAATACGACCCCCACCTCGAAGGCAACTTCCGAGCGCTATATAAATCCGTTCCGGTCGGCTTCGCTATAACATCAGCGGATACAGGAGTGTTCCTTCGTGTTAACCCAGCATTCTGCGAAATCGTCGGATACGCAGAAGAAGAGCTGCTGCGCATGACTTACTGGGATCTTACCCCTGCTTCATATAGGCCCGAAGAGTTTGAACAAATAGAACATCTCAGAAGGGAAGGCGGATACGGTCCATACGAAAAGGAATATATCTGTAAAAATGGACAAAACGTTCCTGTGTTGCTAAGCGGCGTGGCGCTAACGAGCACGTCGGGAAAAGAAATTGTTTGGTCAGTCATTCAAGACATCTCAAAACGAAAAGAAGCAGAGGCAGCAGTATACCGACTAGCATATTATGATTCGTTGACAACATTACCTAACCGAACTTACTTCGGTGAAGCGTCAATTAACATGCTAAGGCGAGCACAAAAAAACCACACGCAGTGCGCGATGATGGTTATTGATATAGACGGGTTTAAACGAATCAATGATTCGTTGGGACATACGTTTGGCGACAAGTTGTTGTTTGCGATTGCTCATCGGTTAGAGATGTTTATCAAAAATCGTTGCGACCATGACTTAGACACGGAACACTTAGCGTGTAGCACCGACGCACCGTGTGAATGTTTTTGCTCTCGTCTTGGTGGTGATGAATTCGCATTAATGTTTGAACGTGTTGTTGGAACAGCTGAAGCTCATAAAATTGGAGATGAATTGCTAAACGAGTTCGATAGTGTATTTGATATTGAAGGCCGACAAATCGATATTTCGGTTAGTATTGGGATAAGCATGTACCCAAAAGACGGCGAAGACATATCAACAATGTTACGGTCTGCTGACTTAGCGTTGTATGCTGCAAAATCAGAAGGCAAAAACCGATATGTGTTTCACCACGACTCGATGACAACTCGTGTGTCGGAATATGTTCATTACGAAAATGCATTAAGATGGTTTATTGAAACAGAGCAATTCGAAATGTTTTTCCAGCCTATATTCAGTATAGACCGCGAGCGAATAGAAATGGTTGAAACGTTATTCAGAGGCAACCCTGATCAATTTGGGCCGTTGAACCTAGATAAGTTGTTTGGTGTAGCCGAAGAATCTGGTTTGATTATCGCTCTAGGTGCAAAGATTTTCAAAAAAGCGTGCGAATATTGTGTCCAATGTGTCAAGCTAGGTCCAACAAGAAAGGTTTCTATTAACATTTCGCCACGACAACTTGAACAAGACGATTTTGTTGAAATGTATTCTACAATCATGGAAGAAACTGGGATTAATCCATCGAACGTTGCTTTAGAGATCACTGAATCAGCGTTAATGGAGGATTTCAATACGTCAAACGAAAAACTGTTGGCGTTGCAACAAAAAGGTGTAACTGTTGTCATTGATGATTTTGGTAAAGGATACTCATCGATGATGTACCTTAAACGGTTACCTGCTCGTAAGTTAAAAATAGATATGAGCTTTACGCGCGACGTTGTAACTGATCGGACAACATACGAAATCGTTAAAGGCATAACGTTGTTAGCTCATGCAATAGACATGCGTGTCTGTGCTGAGGGCGTTGAAACGGAAGAACAACTCACTGCTCTAAAGCAGTTGGGGGTTGATGAGATACAAGGTTACTTAATCGCCCGGCCAATGCCATTTGACCATTTTAGAACATTTGTTACGGAGTATCTCGAAGATGAGTGATATTAAAGTTTCAGAAGCAGTATATGATAAACTTGCAGAATTGCTAATACAAGAAAACGACGAAAGTATTCTGGGGTTGCGAATTTATATCCAGGGCGGCGGATGTTCTGGATTCCAATATGGGTTTCAGTTCGCTGATACTATAAACGAAGACGATACCATTATTGAAAGCGCCGAAGGATTGAAAATCGTCGTTGATCCAATGAGCATGATGTACTTAGAAGGTGCAGAAATCGATTACGTAAAAACGCTTGCGGGGGAACAATTCTCCATCCGGAACCCTAATGCAACTACTACTTGTGGTTGCGGTAGCAGCTTCGGTGCGTAGCAAATAACCACACGTTTTGTCTGTTGATTATTCGTCTCTCCTGATATAGACTATAAATACCTTAGCAAAGTCCTAAGAAAAAGAGTTTGCATGTGGGAGCACCAATGGCAATATGTGAATTTTGTGGACAAGAATTTGACCCAAGGCCTCGGTTTCAGCGGTTTTGTTCAACACCATGTAAAAATCCGCGGAATAGACCAGGACATTCCGCCTGGAATAAGGGACTGACCAAGGAGGATCCTAGGGTTCAAAAGAATATATCGAGCCCGAACAGAGTCATGAAATGCTCTGGTTGGAATAAGGGTAATATCTCAGAGCGTGCTAAGCAGGTGGCTAAACAGTCATCTGTGAGAATGAGGAAGGATAATCCCAACAAGAATGGGTATTTCAACAAACAACGGAAAGTTTTTCAGCGATTGGATGGATGGGCAGAGTATGTCAGACAAGTTCGTAAATTCACTATGCGCACAAAACGACGAATACAGAAGCGATCTAATATCCAATTTGGCAAGCATAAAAACGATTGGCAAATGGACCACGTTATTCCTATCGAGCAGGGGTTTGAATTAAACATACCGCCATACATCATTGGAAGCACAATGAATTGTCAGGTATTGAAACAGCACTTAAACAGAAAAAAGTGGAATAAGAAGCAGCCCAGTGAAATGGTTGAGATGATTATAGAAAGTTTCATGGGAGAATATAAATGAGTTACAGTGATGCTGTTATTGACCATTATGAGAATCCTCGTAATGTCGGAACGTTAGATAAGGAGGACCCGCACGTTGGGACCGGCATGGTCGGCGCCCCAGCGTGCGGTTAGCTAGGTGACGTAATGCGCCTTCAAATACAGGTTGATGACAATGGAACGATCATCGACGCTAAGTTCAAGACTTATGGTTGCGGGTCTGCTATTGCATCGTCAAGCCTACTTACAGAGTGGGTCAAAGGACGAACCTTAGAAGAAGCGCAACAAATCAAGAACACAGAGATAGCTGAAGAGTTGGCTTTGCCACCAGTAAAAATACATTGCTCTGTTTTAGCAGAAGATGCAATCAAGGCAGCTATTGTTGACCTAAAGTCAAAGGAGAAGTAAGATGTTTGCAGATTTAAAAATTCCATTTGACGTTAAAATGCTTTTTAATGTTGTAAAATTAAAGCCAGGATATACTATTGAAGACGCTGAACTCGCAATGGGTGAAATGTGCAACGTCGTCAAAAACACTTACCGTGATGAAGGCGGATTTGTTGCTGGACAGGTGTTCAAGTCGGCGGGATTTGTGTCCGAAGAAGGAACATTAGGAGCGGGGTCATCTGTATCAGGACTAGACGAAGATCATATTGCAATAGTCACGTACTGGAGATCGTTTGACCAACACGAAACATCGCATGCAGATCATACATTCAAGGAAAAGTTTGATGCACTTAAAGCGATGTGCGATGATACGTTTGAAATTGGGTATGATCTGTTGTGGCAGGGTGAACCTGAATAAAAGGTTCGTTGTTTTATTCGTGTGTTTGCTGTAATATTCTTCACACATAGGAGAGTAAGTTATTATGCAAACACCACTTGAAATCATTGGCGCGTACGGCGTTTCAACAACATCGTTCATTAAGGCTATTCAGGAATTTAACGATCCTGAACGCCCAATCTTCCTATCAAAGACCCAATATGAACGTGGAATTGCCAACATTATAGGTGGCGATCATCCGCCGTTGTATGCAAACGAGAAAGAAGCTCGAATATACTTCCTTTACGTCATTCAGGAAACAATCCGTGCGTTCCAGCACGGAATTCCCGAAATGGATCAAGTGTGGGAAGAGGCGCAACGACGAGCGAAAGCGATGATCGAACGTCAACCGTGGGCAGTCAAAGACTACAACACAACAGAAGACGGCGAACCAAAGATGGACGCTGTAGGCAATCCCAAGAAACGAAAAGGAGCAAAAAAAGAGGAAGCAGAGGCGTTGTTCAGGCAAATGAACGACGGCACCAACTCTCGAACGACAATCATTGCAGCATTGGTTGATGAAATAGGGATGTCTAAGGCCGGTGCAACAACATACTTCCATAACCTGAAGAAGCAATATGGGTTTAAGGGGCCAAAAGAAGTTAAGCCCGTAAAACAGGCGTCAACTGAACCTAGACAACCAAAACCAAAAATTGTCAAGGCCAAAAAGACGACGAAAGCGGATATTGCTAGACAAGTGTTTGTTGAGTTAAAAGACAAGCCGAAAGACGTTATCATTGAAGCCATCATCGAGAAAACAGGAACAACTCGTGCAGGCGCAAACACATATTACTGTGGTTGCAAAAAGGAATTTGGGGTATAAATATTCTCATCAAAGGAGAATTAACTTGAAGCTGTTAGAGATTTACAACACGGAACCGAGGTTTGCTTGGCTTGAACCAAGCAGCGGCCCAGAAGACATTATGGGTGTTCGTTTAGCATTCCTCGAACCGGTTGTTCCCCGACTCGATTCGCAGATCGAAGATGCCCGCACCAAAAAGGATCATAAGCGCGAAGAAATGTTCCGCCTACGAAAGGACAACTACGTTAAGCAGGGTCAAAAGTTTTTCACCCCGGATTTGGGATGGTGGATGAGCGAAATTGATTTCCACGGAGGAAAACCAGGGTTTAACGGAAAAACTAAGGGGAACATATTTCAGAAATATCCCGACTTAAAAATATTCCCTTCGCGAGAAGCGGCAATCAAAGCTGCTGAAAAGGCAGGACTATTTTAATAGTTGACTTTTGTGTTTTGCCGAAGTATATTTCTCTTACTAATAGGAGAAAAATATGCTTGGTTCCATCCAACAACGAACAGTAGAAGTGTTCTGTACTCTTCAACTAGAAGGGATTCATAATTGGCCCGGATGTCCATTTCCGGAAGTTGATTATCTTCGCGACCCCCATCGTCACGTCTTTCATATCAAAGCACACAAAATTGTCACTCATAACGACCGCGATGTTGAATTTATTATTCTAAAGCACGCAGTTCAACAACATCTACTCGACCAGTACTGGGATGAGAAGTATAAGTGTTTGATGTTTGGAGCACGGTCATGTGAGATGATAGCTGAAGAACTAATTTCAAAATTTGACTTATCTAAATGTGAAGTTAGTGAAGATGGCGAAAACGGAGCAATCGTAACAGTAACTATGGTAGAGGATATCTAAATGTTAAAAAGGAATGCCAACCCACAATTCTGCATCATTACACCAACCGCATATCTTGATCGTTATGCATCGCAGTCGTCAATGCATCTCGTATTAGCTCATCTCGTCGATATGGACGAAAAGTATGCATCATTTTATGCAACACGAGACGAATTTAAAATTATGGACAATGGTGCATTTGAGTTAGGAGAGAGTTACGCCCCTGACCGTTTAATCGAGTTGGGCCGAAAATGTCATGCGCAAGCAATCGTTCTTCCTGATTATCCGTTCCAGCCTGCGCAAAAAACAATCGACGCTGCAGACCTTGCAGCAGATGTTCGTGCAGCAGGGTTTTACACTATGTTCGTTCCTCAATCAAAAGTTGGCGATCTTGAAGATTGGATCCGATCATATGAATGGGCCGCTGCAAGCGAGACGGTTGATATTATAGGTATGTCGATCCTTGGCATTCCTAACGCTCTACCTCATATCCCTCGTGCATATGCTCGTGTGGTTATGACACAGTTGTTGATCGACCGTGGAATCTTCAACTTCAACAAGTATCATCATTACCTCGGATTGAACGCTGGTCCTAACCTTGAGATTCCGCCTCTGATTGCAATGAACGCGTTGGATAGCTGTGACAGTTCCAATCCAGTATGGGCAGGAATTTGCGGACAAATGTATAGCTTAATGGCAGATAGTTTCTTAATGACTCGAAAGATCGATAAACATGTCGACTTCAATTACCCAATGACAAAAAGCGAGTTTGTTCATTCCGCTATACAAACGAATATTGACATGACGTTAGGATTGTTGTAATATGGACACCATACGCAAGCATGAATTAAAACAACTCTTATCTCAAGCGAACCTCCTATTGCGAGGTGAAGTAACCAACGAGCAAGAAACAAACGAGATTTGGATTTTATTAAAAGAGATTGAACTCACGCTGCGTACAACAGCTAAACCAAAAGTAATAACAACTAACAATGACTGAGAATAATTGGAGAACATGCGTTCCGTTTAATATGCATCGCACCTACCTAGAAGGCGAGAAAGCATATTGTCTGAAAGAAACGGAGCAATTCTATGCATGCGATCCCCACGACTACAACCGCAAAGAACAACTACGCCAGATTGTGTTGAGCAAGCGTCAAGAGTTTTTAAACATCTGGTTGCGAGAACATAAAGGAGATAATAATGGATAACCAACATAAACAAATTAAAGGGTATCGCGATCTTTCACAAGAAGAAATTGACTTGATGAATGAAGGAAAAGAACTGGCCGAACAAGTTGGTGCTTTTGTCGCAAAACTTCAGTGTACTGACACATTGGATCAGCGCTGGGTTGCTATAGGCAAGACTGATCTACAGAAGGGGTTCATGGCAATCATTCGCGGAATTGCACAACCAACAACATTCTAATATGAAACTTGGTGAATTAACAGAAACTATTAGCACCGTCCCTCTTTCAAGTCGCCCCGTCAAAGCGTGGATAGATTTTTTAACTACCAACGGAAAGGCATGGACAGATGCTCCTGGTGGTAGAAAAATTGTTAAAGCAACATACGATGGTATTGATGGGTACGGGTTAGTAGACGTTAGTGGTGACATCGTGTCAATAGCAACACTGAAACGTGTAGTCATACAAGGCAAGCATTTTTACCAACTGCACATTATCTCAACATCGGAAACAACTGGAGGAAATTTTTATCCTCAGTTGACGTTGCTGTGGACCATAAAGGAACACATAGGTCTTCCGTTAATTGATTATGGAGCGCAATCCGAACAAGGAACTAGATTTGTGCGAGCACTCAGCAAGACCAAAAGGTTCAACCTGTACTGGTTTAATATAGAAACAGGTGACACCGCCGAATATAACGAGGCGAATGATTCACACGAAGATAATTTACCGTACCGTGGATCACAATTAACGCCATGGAGGGTGGTGGTTGAACATTCTGAGGCTCCATCGTTTCCTAAAATAGTGTCGGAAAGTATACTAAACCATTCTATGGTATTTGAAATATTCGAACAAGAGGATAATAAATGTTTATAAACCCAAAAACAGCCATCGCGGAAGGATGGATCACAGGAATTACTGATATGGAAAAACAAGTGCAACCGAACGCAATTGATTTTACGTTGGATCGGTTGTTCAATATCACTTTCACAGGTTTCCATATTTCGGAGCAAGGAAAACAAATGCGTGGTGGGAAAGAGATGACTCCTACCCACGATCGCCGAGAAAATATGGACTACTGGCGGCTGGAACCAAATAGTGTGTATGATGGAATGAGCAATGTTTATGTGACGCTACCAGAAGGTGTTGCTGCAATGTTGATCATCCGTTCGACACTTAACCGAAATGGGATCTTTTTAACGTCCGGACTTTATGATTCGTCGTTTTGTGGGAACATTGGGTTTGCTCTTCACAATCGCTCGTCATACGCATATATCGCACCAGGTACTCGCGTTGGACAAATTATTTTCGTGACTAGTGATAGTGCCGGCGCCTATGCGGGTGGGTATAACACAACCGAAGGGCAACATTGGTCTGAAAAAGACTAAACATATTTGAACTGATTTCCAGGTATGCAGGAAAAATATAAACATGGCTACTCCCAAAAACGCTCCTCGTGGGTACTTTGAATATGCATTAGCTGTTGATTGCGAAACAACAGGATTGTGCTATAAAAATTACAACAATGACGAAAACCCTGTTTACAACCCAACGACAGGAGAACGTCATCAGGCATTATCATGGGGTGTTGCTGTTGTTCGTGTTGAAGACTTTTCGATCGTTGAAGAGTTATACGTTGAGATCAAATGGAACGAAGATAGTTTGAAACAACGGCTAGGGAATCCTGAGTTTGGTAAGAGCGCTGAGAAAATTCATGGTATGACAATGGAGTATCTTGAAGAGAATGGCGTTTCAGAAGAAGAAGCTGTTACCCTGATAGGAGATCTAATTCTCCGGTACTTTGGTCCAGACAATCCTATTAAGTTGATTGGGCACAATGTTCATTTGTTTGACTTAGCATTTTTGAGAGATATGTTTAAACGTCACGGTATCATTCTCTCATTTGGTAACCGACACTATGATTCGAACAGCGCTGCCCTAATGACTTTTGGAACATGGAATAGCGACGACCTGTTCAGCATGATCGGGTTTGAAGCTCGTGGTGAGCACAATGCTTTGGCAGACATAAAAATGACGGTGGAAGCATGTCGTATAATTCAGATGATCTTTAAGAAAGCATTGGAAGATTGATGAAACTAACGGAAATACACCTTGTTGGTAATCACGATACCAAGCGTTACACATATAGCGACTTCGACGTTGCTGATTCAACTGACATCGGTTTCAGCGAAGGTGGAACGATAATCCGCAAGTCGGTTAACACTAAAGATCAGCGAATAATCATGTATAGTCTTCATGACAAAAACAGTGAATTGTTATCGAGCGTCGTTGGCTATTTCTACCCACATGCTGGTGTTGAGTATTTTGTTGTTTTGGATGTGTTCACCATCGATATTCACAGACGCAAAGGGTATGCGACTGCGCTTTATGTTTCCTTAGTTAAAAAGTACGGCGTAAAGTTGATGAGCGACAAACACCAAACAGAAGGTGGAAAGCGCTTATGGGATAATATTAACAACGTGCTAAACGTTAACGTACTTGACGTAGCAACAGGAAACAAAATCCCCCGCGCAGAAATTTCAGACCAGGAAATTTATTTGGACCATGCGGACAGTTACTTGTTGATAGCAGAACATGTACCTTCAATCATTGAAAGTGTCGGTCGTCCTTTAGCTGGTGATGGTATAGTAGACGATTACCTGGTATTCACCCACCCTGATAATGACGGGAAATATGAATAAAGGAAATAACAATGTGTGATAGAACTAAAACAGAAGTGCTCGCTCGTGAGTTAGCAATTCAGCGATTTATAGGGTTTCGCCAAGGAACGATGGAAGCAAAACCATTCGAAGGTAGCGTTGAAACTTATGTTGAGCAGCATTGGAAGATGTGGGAGAATGCTGCAAAAGACATATTAGAAATACTGGAGCATCATAAACCATGATACCGAATGATTTTAAAATGGAGTTACAACAACTAATCAACAAGCATTCGCTTGAGGGAATGTGCGATATGCCCGATTTTATCATGGCGGCTGCTGTGTGTGATTTCCTTGATACCCTATCCGCTGCAGTCGTTCGTCGTGATGCGTGGTTTGATATTACCCCTTTCAATACTACCACTGAACTAAGCCAGGAGAACGTTGATGTTTAACCATAAAGTAATTTTACCAGCAACGCTTTTGCTTCTATCTGCCTCCTTTATTACAGGGTGCGGACGAGATGCTCAGATAGCATCACATAACA